CTGACGATTACAAACGTCATATTTTAATGCGTAGAAAAAGGAGTGCTTGATATGCCAGGAATGATGCGCGGTAAGAAGAAAATGATGCGTGGTGGTTCAGTTAAAACTGGAGCCAAAAAGAAAATGATGCGCGGCGGCGCGGTGAAAGCCAAGCCCGTAAAAATGATGCGCGGCGGTAAGGTAAAGGCTAAGAAGTGATGGAATCGATTAGCAAATCCAAAGAACCAGGGTTAGCAGCTTTAGCTAAAGAAGCTCCTGCCGTGGTTAAAAAAATGGGAAAAGATCCCAATAAAATTAAAATGATGCGTGGTGGCGAGGTTAAGTTTGGTCACGGCGGAAAAGTTGGTGGATGTAACACTAATGTCCAGATGTCTGGACTAAAGATGGGGACTGATCACTAATGGCAACTTCAGGTTCAAGAGACTTTAACCTCGATGTAGCAGAGGTAATCGAAGAAGCATACGAGAGGTGTGGACTAGAAGTTCGCACGGGGTATGATGCTAAGACGGCTCGTAGGTCTATGAATCTGATGTTTGCAGACTGGGCTAATCGTGGTCTCAACTTGTGGACGGTGAAAGAAGCTGATTTTACCGTCACACAAGGCACTTCTTCTTATACGTTAGCAGCAGATATAGTTGATGTTTTGGATGTGGTTGTTCGTCGTGATAGCACAGACTATGAGATAGAACGTATTAGTCGCGGTGATTACGCAACACTTCCAAACAAATCTACTCAAGGTAGACCAAGTCAGTTTTGGTTAGATCGACAGATTACTCCTGTGATGTATCTGTGGTCTACTCCTGAAAACTCTACTGATCAAATTCGTTATTATTATGTACGAAGAATAGAAGATGCTGACGCTCTTGTTAATACTACTGACATGCCTTTTCGTTTTTATCCTTGTATGGTGGCGGGGTTAGCTTACTACATGGCGATGAAACGAGCACCAGACCGTATTCAGTTGTTGAAGACGGTATATGAGGAAGAGTTCCAACGTGCAGCGGACGAGGATCAAGGTCGAACACCTTTGAAGTTACAGCCTAGTTTAAGTTATCTGAGGGTCTAATGGCATACGCTAGTGGCAAACATGCTTATGGTATATCAGATCGATCAGGTCGCCGTTACCGTCTTCGTGACATGAAGACAGAGTGGACTGGCGCAAAAGTCGGTCCTGATGAGTTTGAGCCAAAGCATCCACAGTTGTTTCCACCGAGAGCGTTTCCAGACCCACAGGCATTACGCGGTCCCAGACCAGAAACAGGGTTATCAGAACAACGATCTATTCAATATGGATATAATCCTGTAGGATTTAAAGAGATTCCAGGGGTTACTCCTGCAAACAATTTAGTTGCGATAGGTTCTGTTGGCACGGTTATAGTAAATGTAATTGGTGCTCAAGTTTCTCTTACAGGAGTAGCGGGTTCTGGTGAAATTGGTAGCGTAACCGTAACTGATGATGCAGAGACTTTCGATAGTACATCAGTTACATTAGACTCAACATCACAGACATTTGACGAAGGATAAAAGATGGCAAAACAAACGGTAGGTATTGGCTCATCTGCAAATGACGGAACAGGGGATACCCTTCGTGCAGGTGCGGATAAAATAAATGACAACTTTAATGAGATTTATGCTGCATTAGGTAACAGTTCTAATGTTCTTACTGATATAATTGATTCAAATGGTTTATTTGATGTTAGCTCTGGCGCAAACAAGATTGTATTTTATTATGCAGCTTTAACTGATCTCCCTAGTGCCTCTACATATCATGGCGCTGTGGCTCATGTTCATGCGACTGGCGGATTGTATTTTGCACATGGTGGAAATTGGATTAGACTAAATGACGAAGTGTCTGGCCCTATGACAACTTATGTAGCGGGTACTAATGGTTCATCTGCATATACATTTACTGGCCCCGGCGCTACGTCTGGAGATAATCCAAACTTTACTTTTTATAAGGGTCATACTTACCTTATTGATAACACTGCAAATGTATCGAGTCACCCTTTGCAAATTAGAACATCTGATGGAGGTTCTGCTTTCACTACTGGGGTTACAGAAAACTACAACTCTACTACAGGATTAACACAGTTTATTGTTCCCCATGAACCTTCAGATACAACCCTAGTCTATCAATGTACTGTGCATTCTGCTATGGTTGGTAATATAACAATAGTGTGACATCATGAGCTTTACATACGCACAACTTAAAACAGCGATTCAAGATTATACGGAAAACACAGAAACTTCTTTTGTGACTAATCTTCCCATATTTATACGACAAGCTGAAGAACGTATTTTAAAAAATGTTCAACTTAGCTTGTTTCGTAAAAATGTGACGGCAACAACAACAGCAACAAACAAATATTTAACTTGCCCTTCTGATTTTTTAGCACCGTTTTCTTTAAGTTTAGCGGGAACAGATGGCGATAAGTTTTTTGTTGACTTTAAAGATCCAAGTTTTTTACAGACGTATACTCCTGACTCTACTACAACAGGTGCTCCAAAATACTATGCACAGTTTGATGTAGATCACTTTTTATTTGCGCCTACACCAGATGCTGCATATACTGCTGAACTTCATTATTTTTATCGTCCTGCCAGTTTGACTGCCGGAGTAGATAGCGGAACTACTTGGTTAAGTGAAAACGCTGAAATGGCTATGTTGTATGGATCATTGATCGAAGCATACATATACATGAAAGGTGAACAAGATGTGATGGCAATGTATGCCTCAAGATTTCAAGAAGCAATTACAGGTGTAAAAATGCTTGGAGAAGCTAAAGAGACTACAGATGAATATCGCACAGGAAAAGTAATAAGGGTTAAACAATAATGTTTAAGATAGATATAAATGTACCACAGTATGAATCTTTAGTAGAGGTTAACACTACAGAGAATCGTGGTTTTACCCCAGATGAACTTGCGGAACAGTGTGTCCAAAAGATCATATCGGTCTCCGATAGCACCCACCCCGGTGTTAGAGACCAAGCTCGTGCCTTTTCAAGGCACATTGAAAAGCTTGGTGAATATTATATGAGACAGGCGATTCGCAGTGACCGCACTACAGTGTGTAATGCAATAAAAGATGCGGGACATCCCGAACTGGCTGAACTTATAAGGAGACTCTAACATGGCCTTTACTGGAAACTTTATGTGTACTTCTTTCAAAGAAGAACTCTTGAAAGGACAACACGATTTTACTAACGGACAAGATACTTTTTGTATCGCTTTGTACGATAACAATGCCTCTTTTACTGCGGCGACTTCCGCAGCAGTTTTTGGTTCAGGCAACAATGAAGTTGCTACATCAGGCACGTATACTTCAGGTGGCCCATCTGGTGCTACATCTACAAACTCGTTGACAAATGTGACTCCAACTTCTTCAGGCACAACAGCATTTACTGATTTTGCAGATAAAACATTTACGTCCGCAACAATTACTGCTCGTGGTGCGTTAATTTACAACACTCAAACAGCGGGTGGAACAGATACGACAGACACTGTTGTCGTTCTTGACTTTGGTTCTGATAAAACATCTACGGCAGGTGATTTCCAAATCGCTTTCCCCGCAGCAGCTGCTTCTACTGCAATTATTAGAATCGCTTAATTGTAATAGATAGGAGATTGTTGCGATGGCACTCGTTGTAAAAGATCGTGTAAAAGAGACCACAGCAACTACAGGAACTGGAACTCTGACATTGGCGGGAGCCGTGGCAGGGTTCCAAACCTTTACGTCTGTTCTCTCTAATGGAGATACTACTTACTATGGTATATTTGAAAGTAGTACAGGAGAGTTTGAGGTTGGGCTTGGTACGTTTACTTCGTCTGGCACAACGCTTGCTCGAACAACAATCTTAGAAAGCTCTAATTCAGGAAGCGCCATAAACTTAACGGCGGGGGCTGCGGATGTATTTATTACGCAACCTGCTGAAAAGGCGGTGTATCTTGATGGGAGTGGTTATATTGCAACGGCGGATGGTAGAAATCTTACTAACGTGGACGCAGACACAGTAGACAGTTTACATGCAAGTAGCTTTATAAGAAGTGATGCTAATGACACCTCTAGTGGCACTATTGCATTTGGTACAGGCACATTAGACCCTGATAGTTACACTAGTTATTCTGGCGGTTTTGGCACGATTGCGGATGGTAGCGGTTGGTCTGCTAGAGGTGTATTTCTTCACGGCGGGGCCACGGGACAAGCCGCAGCTTTAGCTATTTCAGGAAATACAACTTACTTTGGATCGCAAAACGGCACAGCAGCTAATACTATGGCTACCATCCTTTCGGTTCCACATAGTACAAATGTAGTAAACTTCTCGCAAACCCCGACAGTTGGTACAAATGTAATCTGGAACGCAGGCAACGATGGCTCTGGCTCTGGCCTAGATGCTGATACATTAGATGGTGTGCAAGGCTCTAGCTATTTGCGTAGTGATGCTAACGATACAGCCACAGGTGAACTTACGTTTAATTCAAAACTAGATATTGCTAACGGTGTATACCTTGGTTGGGGTGGTGGTTCTGGTAGACCTTCTATAACTGGAAATAAAAGCAGTAGTCTTATGCAGTTTTATACAGGTGGAGCTGAAAGGTTACATATTGATAACAGTGGTATTGACGTAACTGGCACTATTACGGCTGACTCGCTGACTGTTGATGACATTACAATAAACGGCTCAACTATATCTGATGGTGCTGATCTTACTGTAGATGTTGGTGGAAACATCGTTTTAGATGCTGATGGTGGGGGAATTTATTTCAAAGATGCAGGAACAACTATAGGTATTTTACAGAGTGATAGTGGAGATTTTAAAATATCATCCTCTGTATCTGATAAAGACATTAAATTTACAGGTAATGATGGTGGCTCAACTATAACTGCCCTTACCCTTGATATGTCAGATGCAGGTGCTGCTACTTTTAACAATAAAGCACTTATAAAACATAACAACAATAATTATGACGATGGCCTTACATTACGCTCTACTTTGGATTGGGGCTACGGTGCTTCTTTATCTTTTGATGCGGTTACTTCAAGTGGCGGTTCGAATGGCACAGTTGGTAAAATACAAAGCAGGTGGCAATCGCAAGGTAATCATGCACTAGATTTTTATGCTTTTGTGAGTAATTCATTAGTTCAAAAAGCTAGGTTGGATGCAGACGGCCTTGATGTTACTGGATCGGTTACGGCTGATAATATTTATCTTGCCAGTAGTTTAATACATGAAGGTGATACTGATACCAAACTTGAGTTTGGCACTAATTACAT